CATAAAAATAATCATCATTATAAAGAAACTCGTCATTTGTTCCGTTCTCTATTTCTTTTCCCTTTGCGATTATAAAGTCGTTAAAATTGACTACTATGAAAACTAATTCATCTAGTCTATCTTCTTTTTGGAAAGCAATATACCTGTGGTTTCCATCTAAGATACATCCGTCTTGATCTAATATAATAGGGTAGTTTGAGTCAAAACCTCTGTTAAGAGCATTTTCTATGTGGTGACTGTAGTCGTCAGCCATTGAGTCGTCTGCTTCTATTGTTCCTACTTGATTGTAATTTAAGATTGTCATAGTTTTTGTTTTAGTTATAGGCAAATATAAGCATAATAAACAGATATGCAAACATTATAAATGTTAAATATTAAGAGTAATTATCTTAGTATATTGATCTGGCAATAGTCCAGTAATACTTAAGACCTTAGCTTTTTTGTGACTGCTCATTTGATGAGTCGAGTTTTTCCATCCGTTAACAAGCGTTAAACTAGTGCACAATACGTGAATACAGAAATAGCCATACTTTATATTAGGGTCGTTCATTTTTACTTTGTACGTTTCGAAAATTAGTTGTACATCTATCTTTTCTCTTATTACTTCCATGCTATTGTTTTTTGTAGTTGTTGTTTAAAAATTCTAGTGTTTGCGCTTGGCTTAGATTATTATCCTCCATAAATTCCTTAAATGATGCGGGGAGATTTGTTGTTTGTGTGATTACAGAATCAATTGCGTTTAAGTCTAAACGCTCATTTGTTTCGATCTCATAGACGTAATATACATTATTGTCACTTGATTGACCGTATACTGTTTTGTAGTCAATGCTCTTAATTACTACTTCTTTTGTTTTAGTTTTCATAGCTTATATATTTATTGTTGTGTTTCCAATAGTTACCGACTTAATTCCTGCATGATAGAATAGTTTTCTTAGTTCTGAAGATGTTATACTATTAGGGTCTGCCTTAAGCTTATTCTCTAAGTTTATTGATTCTGCGTCTACGTTGGTTTTAAGTCCTAGTAGTAATACGCTTTGTAGTTCTTTAATGAAGTTCATAGTTTATTTATTTATTGAAATTCGTTAATTAATTGTATAAGATCGTTTTTTGTTAATTCACCATAATATTCTGAAGTATAGTCCTCAAACTCATTACCACCTGTATTACCTTTTATTATTTGCATATCATCAAACTCTAATCCTTCCACAAAATGAACATTACACTCAACCTCCTGACTATCGACTACTATCTCATATTCGCATTCTCTGTTTTCTAATGCAAATAGTGAATTGTCGATGTCTATCAAGTCAATATCAACATCAATAGAAAGTACTACATAACCATCTTTACGATGAAACCTATTAATATCATTAGCATGATTTTCTGCAAATATATCACAAAGTGTCCAAGAATTGCCAAGGTTGCTTGTGTCTATGTCATCTCCTTCGTTTAGTAAAATGCTTCTAAATAGTTTCATAATTTGCGTTTTAATTATACACAAATATACAACAGATAAACAGATATGCAAACAATATAAATGTTAAACTTTCATAATAAGGAATAAAAAAACCCCTAACATTTCTGCAAGGGGTCAAACTAAAATAAAACTAGAACTATGAACGGCTAATATAGTTATTTGTTTTGATTAATTCTTAGTAATCTTTTTAAATTTTTCAACCCCTCTGCTACCAAAGTAAGCAAGGTATACAGTTACTAATAGAGTCTTTAGCAAATCAACCCAAACAGGATCGATGTTAAAATTAATGGTAGAACTATCCAAAATAATAAAACAAGTCATTGCAAGAGTCAAAAACCCTAAAGAAAGTGGTCTAATATTCTTACTTAGGAATGAATCTGATTCCATGTCATACTTCCATCGGTCGGAAATATTTTTCATATCCTCCTTGTCCATTTCTATTTGCGCTAATAACATTTGTTTGTCTAGCTCTGATATATTAGGTTCACCGCTTATCTTCTCTCCTAACGCCGTTAAGGCTTTTACACCTGTAATACTACCAGCAATAGTCAAAAGCTCAGGAGCAATGTCCTTACCTTGGTCTATTAGCCACCTAAGAGAGTCGCCTACTCTTGTAGTACCGTTTTTTTGTTTGTAACTTGGTTTCATTACTGCTTAGTTTTATAGGTGTATTGTCTAATATATCTAGCTCGTGTTTTGGTTTCTGTCTCTAAACTAAGTTCTAACCATCGACCACCTAAAGGCTTTATTGGTCTTCCACGCTCTACATGAAAACCTCCAAAGCCGTCTTGATACTCTTCTTTGTATGATGGTGTTCTAAGCATTAACATATCTTTGTGGTTAATGTTTCCTAGGTTATCTAGGTACTCATAAGAGTAGGTCAACTCGTAGTCTTCATGTACGTGACCCATCCAAACAACGTCAGCACCTTGTATTTTTGTAGCTTCTCTTTGATGTTGTATTGTTCCCTTTGTTACTGGCCCACCTCCACCATAACCATGATGATATTTAATTGTGTGCCTGTATGAAGCTGCTTTTTTGCCTGTATTTAATTTCTGATGAAATCTAGTTACAATCCAACCGCCATACCCACCCAAGTTTACTTTACTTTTAGAATTTGCAATAGTGTTAATACGCTCAACAAATCTTTCTAATATGTCAGTTTCTTGATGCCTAATAACAGATGTTTCATGGTTTCCGTAACCTACCATTTCTATAATTTCAGCGTAAGGAGCGAACCATTCAGCACCCGTCTTAACGATACTATCGAGATACCTTGCATTTGTATGCTCTGGTAATATTTCGTCCTTAGAATGCCTAGGATCGCCTTTACCTTGCATAAGACAAAATAAATTGCCGTTGATGAATACTTTTACATTTTCTTTTAAGGCTTGATCTAGGTGTTCTTTAAGTAACACCCTGTCACATTTTGGATTATCCCAGTGTAGGTCACTAATTAATAAGTATTTTACTTTCTTTAATCCAGCAGGAAGGTTTAGTATTGTTACGTTTCTACTTGGTTGCGTTACTAGTATTTCTTGTGATTTCAAACTCATGTTTTGTTTTTAAGTTAATTATCTTATTTCAATCATAATGCCGTCAACGTCTTTAAGATAACTCAATATTTCTTTTACGGCTTTTCCGCTTTCTACAACGTCAATAAGTCCATCGTTGTTAATGTCTCTTAAGAATCTACCTATTAATATACAACCTAGTATATCAGAATAATAATTGCCCTTATGTATTAGTATTTCTGATCGGTTTGGCACGTCTTGAAGCCACAAAGAAGATCCAAACTTAGGTGAGTTGTGTTTTCTTGCCTTATAAGTACCTGTCGGAATACACGACACCCTTCTTTCATTATCTAACCAAGGCAATTCTAATGAATCCCATTTTGAAATTACTGAGTCGTTTATTCCTAATAAGTATAAGCATCCTATTGTTTGTTTCGGCTCTGGTGCATAGCGGTCTAGTAGTAGTTTCATTTTCTATATTTTTTTAGCTGACCTAAAAGTAACTTATTTTCATTTCTTAGCCCAATAACTTCAAATTCTAAATCTTCAATTTTCTTAGTCTGTTTGTCTATCTTATCGGTCATGCTAAGAATAAATGCGTTGTTTTGTTTTGCCATAAGCTCGTAAGCTTTGCCAATTTCAATGTTAGCGTTTGATTCTCTGGACTTTTTGCCCTTGAAAAACAAGAATACACTACTTATCGCTCCTGTGATCGCTGTGAATATTACGCCTGCATTATCTGAAAATATGCTCATATCTCAAATTCTATGTACTCTCCACCATGTCGCTCTATGAAGTTAATCATAGATTGTTCGTGAACGTAGGATATTATTGGTCGACTAGTGCTAAATACTTGATTTTCTAATATCTTACCATAATTGAATATAGTGTTATCCTCGTTTTTTGACACGTAGTAAGGCTTGTTTAAGTCTGTGTGATTGTATATCATTTAATTATTTTTTAGGCTGGTCCTGCATCCGTAAAGCTCCAACTCTGATTGTTAATCAATAGATTTCTTGCAACCTCTCCTTCATCGTTATATCTAGAATCGCCACCATGAAATGTTACATTTGTATTAGTATTAAGGTTTTGCATGTCTATCAATAAAATTGAATATCTTTGTGTATTAATAGTACTTCCTAAGAACATAAGAGAGCCATTTTCTAGATTAGATAAAGTTATTGAAGACGGTAAAGTTGTAAACTGAGAGCCCAAGAAAATAAGAAATCCATTTCGTAAATTAGCTAGAGTCATTGCAGACGGCAAGGATTGTAGAGGACATCCTCTAAACATTTGACTTCCATTTTGCAAATTAGATAAAATCATTTGAAACGGTAAAAATGTCAAAGGACATCCTCTAAACATATCACTACCATTTTCTACATTTAATAGAGTCATTGCAGACGGCAAGGATTGTAGAGGACAATCTTGAAACATTTGACTTCCGTCAGTTACTATGTTCAACCATTCAATGTCGTTAGCTAGTGTATTTAAGTTTAAGCAGCCAAAAAACAAACCTTGTCTGTTATCGGCAAATAGACCCCATTGATTAATTTTAGATAATTTTAACTTATCTCCAGAGTCATTGAATCTCAAGCCTGTGAAACCATTAACACTTTTTTCTTTTATTTCTAAAACATACACACCAGAACCATTACTAAAAGTAATTGTTTCCTGATCAGATAAATCTCTAAAGGTTTGCACTACTATACCGTTCTGTTTTGCAACTACATCATAATTCCCTTGTGCTCCTGTAAACTGAAATTGGTCTGAATTACTACCAGCCTTTGACGTGTCGACCTCTATTATGAAGGCTGTATTGTCTTGTAAAAGTAAAGTCAACCCAGAATTTGAGTCAGCATAAATACTACCGTAACCTATATCATTAGTACCTCCTTGACCCCATCCTATATCGTTGTTTACTCCTCTTCCCCAGTCTGCCATATATCTTATAATTGCATGCCGCCAAAGTAGCTATCTCTACTAGGGTATCGGTCATCGTTTGTATTTGTGTTGTACTCAGGGTACGTAGTTTGGTTAAAAGGCATAAACTTAATGAATTGATTTGTGTAATACTGTGCCAAATCTCTATATTTGTTAGTGAGATAGTCTAGGTCTTGTATACTTGCAAGTTCTGCGGTTTCGCTTGTATGTCTTAAGACTCCCTTGTTTGTTATCTCAAATGCTCCTACTTTTATGTAGTCGACCATTGCCCAATATAGAGTCATATCCTTAACAAACTTATCTAAAAGTATCTTTTCAGGGTCTGTGTCATCTCCTGAAAAAGTACCGTTTTGACTTCCGTTGTTAGTTACGTATAATTGTATTCGCTCATATAGTTTTGTACCTAGATAGTTCTGAATATGTATCTCCTGCGCTATCTTAACAAATTGTAGGAACTTATCAGGATCAACCGAACCGCTAACTATGCTATTAGCTTTTATGTCCTTTTGTGTAACAAATAATGTTATTGCCATAGTTATCTTTTATATCCTCTATCCTTCATGTCTTTTGGCTTCATAGCGACCTCTTTTGGATTTCGTATTCTATATCCTTCACGCTCTGCTTTATTCGTGCTTATACGTGGAGCGAGAGGACTTTTTACATCAATACTTCCTTTTTTCTTAAAGGTTAATCGCATGAATTTATGATTGCAGTTAGGACCTCCTTTGTATTTGAAAATACTATAGGTTGCTGCACCTTTTACACCGAATCCAGGATTAACCGCTTGTGTTTTCATTGCCACCAAATCTTCCTTTCTGTATATCTTATTTGCGTTTACCATTTTTTTGCAAAACTCTCTGCTGTCTGAACCTGTAGTTTCTGGAGAATATTTATAACGGACTTTAAAATTAATTCCGTCTAAAGTTTCGTCTTGATCGCTTTTTAAGTTAGGTCTTGCTGTTCCTGTGCTCACTAAGTTTATCGCTTTTTGTAGAGTAGTTAGGCTTTTGTAGTTTGCCTCTTCCAAAAGATAATCCATTTCATCTTCTGTATCTTCGTCCACTTCTCTCTCGTCTACTAATTCATAATCTAGGTCTACATCTTCGCCTAGGTCTTTTAATTGCTCAAAGGCTTGGTTTAGTTCTTGGTCGGTTGGCTCTTGCTTTGATAAGTCCACACCTGTTTGTTTTTCTTCTTCTTCATCGCTTAGTGGTTCGTCAACTTGCATGAAATCTAAAGGCTGTATGGTCTTGAAATACAAGTCCAAAGTAGTAGGGCATATTTCATCTATAATGTCAACTAATTGATTTTGAAATACACGAATTACTATGTTTTCAAATAGCAAAGTTGCGTTCTTAATTTCGTCAGCATTACTGCTTAGTCCGCCTTGACCGTCACGAATACCTAACAGCATAGGAGACGTAACCCCATGACCTATAATAAGTTTTTCAAAACATTCCTTGGATAAGTATTCGTAATGCTCTGGGGCATTGTCAAGAGGAATAGCGTTGAATGTAGTTTGATGTTCCTTGTCGTCACTAAAATCTATAAGTATTTTCTTGCCTGTTGCACTAGATAGTTTCTTTGTGGCTTCGTCTGCTAATTCTCTTCGCTTGTCTTGATCTTCTGGAATGCCATTATTAAAATTAACAATCATTGAAGGACTAAATCCATTCTTGGTATCATTAATAAGAAAGTTGCCAATTTCTTCTTCTAGTACCGCATATGGTAGTGATGCAATGTATTCAGGTGGAACAAAATATTCAAATCCAGATACATAACCTTGCCAAATATATATCTCTGATTCTTTTCCAGAACCGCACCCATAAGCAGGTATTGGGGTCGCTTTATCTGATTTCTTTTTGTCTTTCCAATTATTGAAATATAACCAGTTGTTAATTTTACCTTTATCGTCTTTTTTCTCAGGTCGTAAGGTCTGCATCGGAAAATGTTCTGTGCCTACGACTTCGCCATCCTTATAAAGTACTTGTATGGATGCCATTCCTAAAGCCTTACGGTCATATATAATTTTACGAAGATCGTTAGGTCTAAAGTATTTTTTGATCTTAAGATAGTCTGTCATTCTACCCTCCGAATTTGTCGCTTCTATTCCCTTACCGTATATTAAGTTAGATATACCCTTAATTATAGCACCGTTTGTAGGGCTTCCAGTAATTCTCTTAATTAAGTAGTTAAAATAATCATTATCTGACCCGTACTCAACAATATTCTCGTTTTTTACTTCCGTAATTGTAGGACTTGTGTAAGCGGATAAGCTAACAACCTTAAAATCTTCCCTGTTGATCATAGTGTAATATATTGATTGTCGGAATTAATCCGTTTTTCTGTGTTATATGAGCTAGAATCAGTACAATAAGCGTTGTTTCTGTAAACTAAATCGGCTGTATTTTGCACAAAAACCTCTATAATATAGGTATTTTCGTTTGTAAAATTAAAACCGTCTACATCTGTTATCTGAAAGTAGTATTTTTCTACCGTTAAAGACTTGGTTTTACTGTAAGTTTGCGCTTTTGAGGTCTCATTTGTCACCTTAATATCGTATAAACCGCTAACATTTTGCGTAAAAATGCTTAAAACTGTGGTATTTTCTGTGACCTTCATATCTAATATACGTTTTAAGCCTATTGTTTGTAACATTCTTAACAAAAAAAAGCCTATCTGCTTAGATAAGCTTTAATTTTTCCTTAGTTTATTATTAAGTACCTACTGTAATTGATGTTTGAGTATCATCGCCTATAATAGTTGGGTCAATAAAGTAAGACATTTCACGTTCTGTTGCTGTAATTGTAAGGTTATAGCCAGACAATTCACCAGGAGCTGATCCTGTCACTTGATTAACAGACACAGTACATCCATTTTCTATACCAACAAATAAAAAATTACCGTTATAATCTTCTACAATTACGTGAGGTCTGCCAAAACTAACAAGTTGTAGTTCTGTTCTGCTTACGCCGCTAATTTGCTTAAGAATCGCAGTAAAAGTAGAGGTAAAAAATGATGTTCCTGTTTCTTCTGAGTTCTCGTTAGCGTCTTCTAGGCTGTGCCCTGAACTCCTTAGTTCGTACTTGAATAACGCAATAGGAGTTGAAGGGTCGGGTACTAACAACTTGTCAATAACTCCCGCAGCAGTAGTGAAAGTTTTAAATATTAGTGGATTATAATTAGCAAAGTAAAATGCCTTAATTCCACCCACACTAGTCTTACAAGGTGTATCTAGTCTGCCTTTTGTTGCATCGCATGCCATATGATTAATTATTAAAAAGGGTGCTATTAACACCCCTTAGATTAGTTTGCGCTATTTGGTATTCCGTATGTTACAATGTCCTTTGCAAATAGATATTGTACGGCTGCTGTAAATCTCATAATAAATCTTACGTTCTTTGATCCGTCAATAGGAGCCATGTCTATGAGTTGTACTTCTGAATGATCGGCTAATAAACCAGTTCCAAACTTTAGGTTTGAAATTGTACTAGCAAACATTGTATTTGGAGCTAGACCGTAAGTCATAAATAATTGAACTCCGTCAAATTCTAAAGCTCCTAGACTTTGGTTATTACCTTTTGCATCTACACCCGCAGCACCTCTACCTTGTGCGCCAAAACCTCCTAAAGCTCTTGTGTAAGCCTTGTAAACATTTGTTGCAACAAAGACTCTCATATCCTCCTTACCGTATAATCTGTTTGGAATTGCATCTACAACTTTTCCAAGTTCGTCAACTACGTTAAGAGCTGTTACGGTTTCACCTGTAATCTCTTGTGCTGTTGGAAGGTCTGCATCGGCTGCAATAATGGTTGTTAATCCGTTGTACTCTCCATCATTGCCTTCTACACCTCTCCAAATGCTAGTCTCGTTTGCTTCCGCTACTTTTGCTACATATTCACCAATAATAAAATCGGCAAAAGTCTTAGGAATAACATCAAAAGCAGAAAATCCCATTTCAATAGCATCCCATGTATTTATAAAATCAGTCTTACAAAATTGTTGATTAACTTGTAATTCTTTAGGTTCTAAAACTCTTTCCAAAAGAGTAACACTAGAACTTGCGTTAAAATCACATGTGGCATCTTGTATAATGTCACCTAGATTCGCAGGGCGAAAAGTTTTCTTAAATTTAATGTTTGGCTCGATTCCAATTCCGCCTTGTTCTAAGGTCGGAGATGAAAACAAAGCTGCTGCAACGTAAGGAAATGCACCCTCACCTTGGTAGCTTGTAGTAATATTTGCAGTTGTACTCATTTTTGTTGTGTTTGTTTATTATTATTATGCTGGGTCAGTTGCTGTTATACCTCCGTTAGTTCTGCATGCTCCACTTAATAACCATTGACTGTTTTTGAAATCGCATACAAGTCTAATATGGTCACCAATAGTTTCTGCATTGGCAACAAAGTTTACTTGATCTTCTGCGGATGCGACAACTACGGCAGGAGTTGAACCCATGTCGGAAATAAAGCCCGTAATATTGTCGCCTTCTAGACTTTTAACAACAAAGTTATCTGTCGCAAATAATGCACCGACTACAAAATCTAAGTGTAATCCCTCTTTAAGTGCTGGCAATGTGATTATCTTTCCTGCTGATGCGTCTAAGATAAATTCAGTGCCACTATCTCCTGCAGTTAATACTGTTGCGACTGATAAAGTTTTTACTTTTTTAATTTGGAAAACCTCATCGTTACTATGAAATGTTTGTGTACTCATTATCCGTATAGTTTTTTAAACACAATGCTTTTTGTGCTTCCTACGCCTTTTTGTGCGTATAGATTAGTATTTCTTTTTACTGTTCCTTCTGGTGTGTGTGTTACTTTTTTAGGTAGCTCTTGTTTGGCTAATTCTTGTTTTTCTAGCTCTGCTTTTTCTGCTTTTGCCATTTCTTCTTTTTTGCCTTCGACCATTTTGCGTAACTCGTCCATTTCCTTCTTAAGGTTTTGCATGTCCTCTTTAGAGGCGAATTCCATTTTCTTCTCGTCTTTGAGTTCTTCTTCTGGAGATGCATCAGCCTTAATTACTTCTTTGATTACGCCCTCTTCTTCCACAACTACAATGTCACCGTTTTCTAGCTCGTGGTTTGCTACGGGTGCGAGTAACCTCTCAGCGCCTTCTTCATCGCCTGTTAAGACAAATATAGAATCGCCTTCGATTTCTACTATTGTGCCGTCTTTAAGTTTAGCCTTTTCCAGCTTTACTTCTTTTTTGGATGCTTCACCTGTAAGCATTAAGCTTACTTTGTGTGCGATTTT